CTCCAACCCGAGACCAACTACCACCATGGGCCTTCTGCAGATCCAGGCACCCGCTGACGAGCCGCTCAGCCTGGTCGACGCCAAGAACGTGCTGAAGCTTGATGCTTCGGACACGTCCGAGGATGTGCCCCTGGCGATCTGGATCCAGTCGGCGCGCGAGTATGCGCAAACGCTGGCCGGGCGCAGCTTCATCACGCAGAGGTGGCGGCTGGTGCTCGATGGGTTTGCCGGCGCCTACGGCAGCTCGGGCGACTGGCAGCGGGCGATCGCGCTGGAGTTCGGGCCGGTGCAGTCGGTCGACACCGTCACGTACCTGGCCATGGACCGCAGCAGCACCACCTGGCCAAGCACCGAATACGTGCTCGACAAGGTGGGACCGGTGGCCCGCCTGGCGCCGCGCTTCGGCAAGATCTGGCCGATCGCCATTCCCGAGCCGGGCAGCGTGCAGATCGACTTCACCGCCGGCTATGGCGACACCTCGGCCGCCGTGCCAGCCTGCGTTCGGCACTGGATGCTGGTGAGGCTGCGTGCCAGCTACGACCACCGCGGCGAGTTCATCGCCGAGCGCGGCATCAAGCTCGAGCCGCTGCCGTATGTCGACCGGCTGCTTGACCCTGTGTCGGTGAGGATCTGACCGTGCCGACCGTGCAACTCGACCGCAAGATCACCGTGCAGCAGTACGTGATCGGCCGTGACGCTGCGTTCGGTGGCGAGCAACGCACCTGGGCAGACGTCTGCACCGTGTGGGCCGGGTTCACCGAGTTCCCGGGCACCGAGCAGGTCATCACCAACACCCGCGTGGCAGCGCGCAAGGCCAGCTTTCGGGTGCGGTGGCGCGGCGACCTGGTGCCCTCGCAGGCCAGCACGTTTCGCGTGAAGTACGGGGCGCGCACCTTCCTGGTCGACGGCCCGGCCACCGAGATCGGCCGGCGCGAGTGGCTCGATCTCAACGCCACTGAATTCAGCGACGTGTTGCCGTCATGACGAGCGAAGTCAACATCAAGGGCATGGCCGAGCTCGACAAGCTGCTGGCTGAGCTGCCCGACAAGCTGCAGCGCAACGTGATGCGCAGCGCACTGCGGGCCGGCGCCCAGGTCATCAAGCAGCGCGCTCAAGAGCTGGCACCCGTGCACACCGGCAAGCTGCGCGATTCCATCCGCGTGAGCGTGCGCATCAAGGCCGGCGTGCCGGTGGCCACCGTCAAGGCCGGCGGCAATGCCAAGGGCGGCGCGTTCTACGCCCACATGGTCGAGTACGGCACTGCAGCGCACTTCATCAAGCCCAAGACGGCCAAGAGCCTCTTCCTGGCGGGCCTGTTCCGCGAAGGGGTGGATCACCCCGGCGCGGTGGCGCACCCCTTCATGCGCCCGGCGTTCGACGCTGCGGCGCAAGAGGCGGTGCTGGCCGTGGCACTCAAGGTCAAGGCCAGGCTGACCAAGCAGGGCCTGGACACACCCGACATCAGCGTCGACGACCCGAGCTGACCATGCGCGCCGAGAAAGCAATACGGGCCCAACTGCTGGGGGCCGGATCAGTCACGTCCATGGTGGCCGACCGCATCTGGCCGGCGCAGGTGCCGCAAGGCACCGCCTACCCGGCGCTGGTGATCACCCATATCAGCACCGTGCCGCAGCCGACCGTCGATGCGTTTGCCGAGTTCCAGCTCATGCGCAGCCGCATCCAGGTCACGGCGCTGGCCAACGACTACGCCACGCAGAAGACGCTGCTCGACCTGGTGCAGCAGGCCTGCAACTTCCAGCGCGGCATCTTCAACGGCGTGCGCGTGTCGAGCACCACACGCGACCTGATCGGCCCCGATCTGCGCGACGACGACCGCAGCGTGTACGTGCAGTCGGTCGACTTCATCGTGCTGTTCTTCGAACCCTGACCACTGTGACCCCGTTTCCCACCCCGTCCGACCACCTGCTTGATAGGAGCACATCATGACCATCGCAGCCGGCCTGTTTAAGCAGGTAGCCTACAAGATCGAAAGCGCATTCGGCGCAGCCCCTGGCCAGACCCTAGGCCAGCTATTGCGGCGCGTGAAGAGCACCGTGGACCTGAGCAAGGACACGTTCACCAGCAACGAGATCCGCCCCGACTTCCAGACCGCCAACCCGCGCCACGGCGTGCGGCGTGTCACCGGCAAGATCGACGGCGAGCTGTCGTGCAAGACCTATGCTGACCTGTTCGGCCTGGCGCTCAAGCGTGACTTCACCGCCGGCGTATCGGCCAGCGCGGTGAGCCTCACCATCGCCGGCACGGGGCCCAGCTACACCGTTGGCCGCGCGGCCGGCAGCTACCTCACGGACGGCTTCAAGGTGGGCTCGGTGACGCGCCTGAGTGTGGGCGCACTCAACGCCGCCAACCTCAACAAAAACCTGCTCATCACGGCACTCACCGGCCCATCCATGACGGTGCTGGCGCTCAACGGCAGCCCGCTGGTGGCTGAAGGCCCCGTCACCGGCTGCACCGTCACCGAGTTCGGCAAGGTCACCTGGGTGCCGCAGACGGGCCACACCGACAAGAGCATGGCCATCGAGCACTGGTACACCGACATCGCGCAGAGCGAGCTCTTCCTGGGCAACAAGATCGACAAGATCGCGCTGGCCTTGCCGCCCACGGGCATGGCCACGGTGAGCTTCGACGTCGTCGGGCAGGACATGGCCGACACCCTGGCCAAGCGCGGCGCGGTGGCCACCACCACGCAGTACTTCACCAGCCCCACGGCGGTGACGACCACCGGCGCGCTGGCGGCGGTGAACGGCATCGTGCGCATGGGCGGTGCCACCGTGGCCACGCTCACGGGCCTGACGCTGGAGATCGACCCCTCGTTCAAGGGCGACCCGGTGGTGGGCTCGAACACCGTGCCAGTGCTGGCCCCGGGCCTCATCAAGGTGAGCGGCCAGGCCACGGTGTACTTCGACTCGGTGACCTTGCGCGATGCGTTCATCAACGAGACCGAAATCGACCTGTACGCGATCTTCACGGCCGACAACACCGCCGCCAGCGACTTCATCGCCATCAGCCTGCCGCTCATCAAACCGCTGAGCTCGAGCAAGGATGACGGCGACGGCCCCCTGGTGCAGACCTTCGCCTTCCAGGCCGAGATGAACGCCGCCGGCGGCGCCGGCATCGCGACCGAGAAGACCACGATCCGCTGGCAGGATAGTCAGGCGTAAGCACGGCCCGTTGTAGACGCATTGACGAGCATGAGCATGACGGCGTATCCTTCCTGCACCAGAGCACACCTCTGGCGCGGGATTGGCGTCCCGATGGAATCAGCGGCACAAAGCCGCACCCCCGCTGGGTCAGCGGCTTTTTTCATGCTCAGGCATGCCGATCTCCATGGCAGCCCGGGTGGGAGAGCCGCAAGGCTCGCCGGTTTCAGCTCCGCTGGTTCCCCGGTACGCCAATCCCACCTCGGGCTGCCGCCCTCGATTGGCGTCGTGGTTGGCAGTCGTTCAACGACTGGAACCACGGAGGCCATCATGGCACTCGCACTTGTTGCCGATGCGCAATGCTCGGCGCGCGTCATCGCCCTACCCACAGCGGCACAGCAACCCGTTCAGCAACCCAGGCACCGGGGCAGGGCTCGGTTACCCCGCGACGTTGTCTCGTTGACAGTCAATCGCGCAGAACGCGCTATGCAGCAACGCAGCATCGCTGCCGCGCATGAGGAAATCGCCGCCATTGAAGAGACGCTCAACGAGTTAAACGGCAGCGTGAGCTTCTGGCTTGGCAAGCTGATCTTGGCACGGGGGAAATGCAATGCACTCCGCGCTGGTTGAGGATTGGCGCGACGTGCCGGGCTACTGCGGCATCTATCAGGCGAGCAGCCGCGGCAGGGTCCGGTCGCTTCCTCGCGTTGTCATGCAAGTCAACCGGTGGGGCAAGTTGGCACCCCATCGTGTACGCGGATGCGTCCTCAAACCATGGGGCTGCAACAGTGGATACCTCGTCGTCTACCTGTCCCATGAAGGCGAAAAGGTTGCGACCAGCGTGCACCGAATCGTTTGCGCCGCCTTCAATGGTGACCACGGCGATGACTTCGAGGTGAACCACGTCGACGGCATCAAGCGGAACAACGCGCCAAGCAATTTGGAGTGGGCATCGCACTCTGAAAACGGCCTGCACCGGTACGACGTATTGCACGTTCATCGCCGCGTGATCGCGACGAACAAGGCCACCGGTGTGCAGCAAGAGTTTGAGTCGGCGAAGTTCGGCACGAAGGTCATCACTGGCCGAGAAGATCAGTCGGCCAGGTCGAACGTTCGATCAGCACTTGTCGGATACATCCCTTCTGCCTACGGGCATTTCTGGCGGTACGCCGATTCAGCGGCGCCGCAATGAACCCTGAGTACAGGCGTCTGTACTCCTAACCAGCACCGAGCCGGCTTGGTTCGCTACCTCTCGCAGGGTGGCGGCCAAGTCGGCCACGGGCGATTCACAACCCTGCGAGAACCATCACATGGAAAACATCATCACCACCCCGCCGCCTGTCATGTTCGACCTGGCCACCTTTGAAGACATGCAGACCGCTGACGTGCGGATCAAGCACCCGGCCACCGGAGCGCCCACGGCCATCACCATCACGCTGGCCGGGCCCGAGCACCCCACGCGCCGCGCCCGCGAGATGGCCCGCCAACGCAAGATGCGCGCGCAGCTCTCGCGCACCGGCAAGATTCAGATGGGCGACCCTGAAGAAGATCTGGCCGACGAGGCCGAAGAAATGGCCGACTGCACTCTGGGCTGGTCCGGCCTGGCGCTCAACGGCCAGCCGCTGGCCCACAGCCGCGCCGCGGCGCTGCAGCTCTACACCGACCCCAAGCGCCAGTGGCTGCGGGCCCAGGTGCGCGCCGCGCTGGCGGATCGGGAAAATTTCATCGCGAGCTCCGCGACCGCCTGATCGCCATCGCGGAGCAAGAGATGCAACTCGGGGCCCTGCAGCCAGACGGCGCACCACTGCGCACCCACCTGCAGCGCCGTGCCCAGAACACCGGTCAGGTCGACCCCATGCTCAACGTGCCGCCGGTGCCTGGCTGCGCCGCCGGCCTGTGGCGCCTGTGGTGCCGCATGAGCAAGACGCGCCCGGCCGGCATGGGCCCGAGCCCCATCACGCACCAGGAGATTGCCGCAGCCTGCCACCTCTACCGTGTGCAGCTGAGCCCCTGGGAAGTGGAGACCCTGCTCGACCTGGACGACGTGGCCGTGCGCCACGCCGGTGAGCAGATGAGCAAGCAGCAAAAGCAGCAGCGCAACAAGGCCCGGCAATGAGCAGCAGCATCGGTGAACTCGAAATCAAGATGTACGCCGACCTGGCGCGCTTGCGCCAGGACATGGACCAGGCGCGGCGGGTCGTGGGCGACAGCATGAAGTCCATCGAGGATGCCGTGAACCTGGCCAAGAAGGCATTCATCGGCCTCACCGGTATCGCATCGGTGAACGCCTTCAAGAACATGGTGAATGGCGCGCTTGAGGGGGTCGCGGCGCTCAAGGATCTGCAGCAGGCCACAGGGGCCAGCGTCGAGTCGCTGAGCGCCATGGGAGCGGTCGGCAAGCTCAGCGACACCAGCCTGCAGACCATTGCCGGCGGCATGAACAAGCTCAGCAAGAGCATGGCCACCAGCACGGAAGACAGCCGCGGCGCGGCGGCCGCCATCCAGGCGCTGGGGCTCAACTACGAGGCCTTCAGCAAGCTGAGCCCTGACCAGCGCATGTTGGCCGTGTCCAAGGCGATGGCGGGGTTTCAGGACGGGGCCGACAAGTCGGCTGCAGCCATGGCGCTGTTCGGCAAGAGCGGCGCCGAGCTGTTGCCCTTCCTCAACGACTTGGCGGAGAAGGAAGAGCTGGTTGGCAAGGTCACGTCCGCACAAGCGGAAATGGCAGACCAATACAGCGACAACCTCGGCAGACTCAACGCTTCGGGTAAGGCTTGGCAGAAGAATTTGTCGATGGGCCTGCTGCCGGCGCTTGACGAGACGGCACAGGCGCTGTTGGGTGTGATGAACGGTGCCGGCGGCCTGAATGACCAAATCAGCAAGCTGGCGGCCGATGGCACGCTGGCCGACTGGGCTCGCATGGCTGTGACCGGGTTGTCCTACGTTGCGGACGTTGGGCAGATCACCATCCGGGTGATTGATGCGATTGGCAAAACCATCTATGTAGCCTTGCAGCAAGGCGGCTACATGCTGGAGGGCTTCGCGTTTGCAGCAAAGAAAGCGCTGACCGGCGACTTTGCCGGTGCGGCCGAGTCCATGCAGAAGAGCTGGCAAGTAGCCACGAAAGTCGGAAGTGATCTTGGTGCGAATTTGACCGAGAGCTTCTCGGCACCGACCCTCGGGCAGAAGCTGCGCGAAAACATCGCCCACATCCAGGCTATGGGCACCACGGCAGCCGAGGCGCGCAAGAAGCTCGACTTCAAGGACACCAGCGGCGCCGGCGGTGCGGGCGGCAAAGAGGCAAACCCCAACGCGGCCGCACAGGACGCGGCGAAGTCCTGGGCCGATGCCTACAAGGACTTCGGCAAGATGAGCGCCGAGGCGCAGGCCAAGACCGATGACTTGAGCAAGGCACAGGCCCGCCTGGTGGAGTACCTGCATTCGACCGGCTACACCCAGGCCAGCGAGCCCATGCGGCAGCTGGCCCTGGCGCAGGCCTATGCGGCGATCGAGGCCGAACGGCTGGGCGAGGCCGAGAAGGCTGCGGCCAAGTGGATGGACGAGGCCGGGAAGGCCAATGCCGACATGGTCGACGCCCTGGACAAGACCGTAGGCGGCCTGCGCGAGCAGATCAAGGCGCAGCTCGAGGCCAACGCGCAGATCGGCCTGAGCGAGGTGGCTATCGCTGGCCTGGCCGCCGTGCGGCTGGAAGAGGCCGCTGCGGTGGCCGAGCAGCGCGCCCAGTGGGCTGATGAGTCGATGCTGGGCGACGAGCTGGTGCAGCGCTACAAGGCCCAGGCCGAAGGGCTGCGTACCCTGGCCAATGCCAAGCGGGCCGGCGCGTTTGCCAAGGACGAAAGCCAGCAGAACGCAGAACGCCAGAAGGGTATCGAGGCCTACCTGAACGAGTCTGTCGGCACCAACTTTGCCGCCGGCTTCGACAAGGCCTCTCAGTCGCTCGGCACCTTTGTGCAGCTCTTCGGCGGCCTGATCGACGCGCAGGACAAGTACAACAAGCAAAAGACGGCAGCGGCCGGTGATACGGCCCAGCTCGCGCAGATCGAGGCCCATAACCTGGCGGTGCAGATCAACACATATGGCAGCCTGGCCGGCGCGGCCAAAGGATTCTTCAAGGACCACACGGCTGGCTACAAGGTGATGGAGGCTGCAGAAAAGAGCTTTCGCGCCATCGAGCTCGGCATGGCTATCAAGAACGCGGCCGAGAAGCTGGGCCTCATCACCGTCACCACCACGGCAGTGGCCACCGGCCAGGCTGTGGAGACGGCAGCGGTGGTGGCTGGCCAGGCCGAGCAGAACGCAGCCAAGGTGCCCGGTGTGTTCATGGCCTTCATGTCGGCGCTAGGCCCCTGGGGCCTGGCGGCTGCGGCTGCGGCCATCGCGGCCATTGGCCTG